AGGCGTCGGAGATCCTCCGGCTCCGGGTCGCTCTCAAGCACGGCCTGCCCGAGAAGCTCGTCGGCCGGCTGTCCGGGTCCACCGAGGAGGAGCTCCTCGCGGACGCGGAAGACCTGATGGGTCTGTTCGTCGCGAAGGAGCCGCCCTCGCAGGCGCCGAAGCGGAAGGCCGCACTGCGGACTCCCGGCTCGGCCGAGGACGGTGTCGACATCGACAAGCTCGCCCTGGATCAGCTGTCCAGCTGAAACCACCCCCGCACGGCACCGCCACGGTCGCCGAGGCGGTTCATACCGACCCTCTAGGAGGTCACCGTGGCACATTCCCTTTTCACCCCGCAGCAGGCCGCACAGGCCACGCTCACCGACCTGCGCTACCTGTCGGTCCTCCCTCGCACCGTGCGACTCGACTTCTCGAACGAGTTCGTCGCCGGCCGCGGGCAGACCGTCAACGTGCTCGCCCCGATCTCGGTCGGTGACGCCCGCGTCTACACCAAGGCGCAGCGCGACGCCCGTGAGGCCATCGTGTTCGATGACCTGCAGGAGACCTGGGTCCCCGTGACCCTCGAGGACCAGATCTACAAGGCGGTCCGCCTGCCCGACGACTTCGCGACCTTCACGCTCAAGGACGCGAACAGCCAGGTGTTCATCCCCATGGCGAAGGCCGTGGTCGATGGGCTCGCCTCGCCGCTCGTCACCCAGATGTCGGCGATCGACAACGACGCGACCAGCCCGATCCCGGACGTCGCCGCCGACGGCTCCAACATCCTGCAGGTGCTGATCGCCGCGAACCAGGTGCTGAACCAGCGGAAGATCCCGCGTGAGGGCCGCACCCTCGCGGTCGGCACCGAGATCGAGGCCGCGATCCTGGGCCTGCCCCAGCTGCAGAAGGTCAACGAGGCCGGCGACTCCGGTGACCTGCTCCGCAACGCGTCGATCGGGAAGCTGTTCGGCTTCAACATCGTCGTCGCCCCCGAGCTGCCCTCGGGCTTCGCGGTCGCGTACCACAAGGACGCGTTCGCGTTCATCACCCGCCCCTCGCGCCAGCCGCAGGGTGCGGCGTGGTCCGGGACCGCCTCGCAGGACGGGTTCGCGCTGCGCGTGCTGCAGCACTACAACCCGACCCAGCTCGAGGACCAGGTCGTGGTCGACACCTTCTACGGTGCCACCACCCTGGATGCCGAGCGGGCCGTGTCCTTCACCGTCGCCGGAGCCTGATCCGGATGGCAGAGCAGACACTCGCCACCGTCGCGGAGCTGGGCGACTGGCTCGGTGAGCCGATCGTCGAGGACTCCCCGGAGGGCAAGCGTGCCGAGCTCTGCCTGCGGGCCGCGTCCGCCCTTGTCCGGTCAGAGGCAGGGCGGACGTGGCTCGAGCCCGACGGCAATCTCGAGCCCGTCCCGGAAGCCGTCAAGCTCGTCACCCTGTACTGCGCCTCTCGCGTGTTCGACAACCGCGAAGGTCAGAACAGGTGGAACATCGACGATGCTGGCGGCGGCTGGAAGGTCGACGAGGCCGGCGCGTACCTGACAGCGTCCGAGAAGGACACGCTGAGCAAGTACGCGGGACGCCGCTTCGGTGGCATGGGCGTCGTGTCCACCACCCGCGGCGACATCGCCGGCCCCGTGTCGGGGTACGTCCCCACCGAGGGCGGCCCGCCGTTCCCCTGGTACTAAGGAGGTCGGTATGCCACGCATGGATCGCACGATCCGCATCGGGCAGCGCATGGCCGAGTCGCTCATGGCCGACACGGTCCGTGTCACTCGCGCTGACCCCAACGCGGAGCCCGGTTGGGACGCGGACGGCAACGTCATCGAACCCGCCCCGCTCGTGATCTACGAGGGCCGGGCGAAGTTCCAGCACTCGGATCCGTATCCGTCGACGCCGGATGCTGGCGAGGCCCGGTGGACGGCGGGCGTCCGTCAGGTGCACTTCCCGATCGGCACCACTGCGGTGCAGACCGGGGATGTCACCGAGTGCGTCAAGTCCCGGAATGAGCGCCTGGTCGGGCTCAAGGTGCGCGTGCGCATCGATGGCGACAAGACGTGGACGACCGCGGTCAGGTTCAACGTGATCGAGGTCGTCCAGAACGCGAAGGTGGTGGGCAATGTCGGTTGACGTGTCCCAGCTCCGGGAGCTCACCCGGGACCTGCAGGCGTTCACGCCGAAGGTCGCGAAGGGCATCCCGCAGGTCGTGAAGAAGGGTGCGCTGAACGTCAAGAAGACGATGCAGAGCGACTTCCGAGGGTCCCGGCACTTCGGGCAGATCGCCAAGTCGATCAACTTCGACGTGACGGCGTCCGGCGGCAACGTCGAGGCGGAGATCGGGCCCGACAAGTCGGTCGCGAAGGCGGGCGCGCAGCTCGCGCACATCGCCTACTGGGGTGGCGCGCGTGGCGGTGGCGGCAGTGTCCGCGACCCTGCGCATGCACTCGAGGAGGAGGGCGACAACTTCGAGAACGCGCTCGGCAACCTGCTGGACGGTGTCCTGTGATCGCTGAGCACTTCGAGGCCGTGAAGGCCCTCATTCCGAGCAGGTACACCGTCTACGACACCGACGCCGGCAGTGAGCCGGTGTTCCCGTACATCGTCCTGTGGGGCGGCGATTTCGAGCGGTTCTCCGTCGACGTCGCGGGCTCGCGGGTCGAGGTGGTGGGCGATATCGGCGTCACGTGCGTGTCGACGGTGGCGGGCGCCGCGCGTCAGCTGCAGTCCATGATCGCGGATCTCCTCGATGGGGCCGTGGTGGACGTTCCGGGGCGCCACGGCTTCGAGCTGACCGGGCAGGAAGTGCGCCCCGTCCAGGTGGACCGTGAGGTTCAGCTACCTACTGCGGGCGGCGGGGCACGGTATCCGTACTTCGGCGTCCTCACCTATCGAGTCGAGACGACAGAAGGGAGTGCGTGATGGCGAAGGTCGACGCGTACGACAAGACCACGGGGCGGAAGCTCCCGTACAAGGTGCCCGAGGCATGGTTCGACCTGCCGAAGCTCGGGAAGAACCTCCGCAAGACCCCCATTCAGAAGGCCGCTGAGGCCTCGAAGGCCTCGAAGGCCGCAAGCACGAAGGAGGGCTGACCATGCCCAAGTCCAAGGCCGAAGGCCGCGAGAAGTGGATGCTGCTGTCCGCACCGCCCGTCGATCCCAAGGCGGTCACGCTGACCGAGGCGAATGCGGGGATCGATGCTTCGTGCGCGATCTCGTCTGCTGATTCTCGGATCAGTGCCGCCGCGTCGGCGACGTTCTCGGATCCGGCGATCTGCGATGAGATCGCGGTGACCGAGTTCGGGCAGTCGAACTACGAGGGGAACATCGCTCCCTTCCGTTTCTTCGACGAGACCGGCGCCTCCGAGGTCGGCACCCCCGAGGGTGAGGTCCGCGACGAGGTGTACCAGATGCTCAAGGAGAAGGACACCGAGCTGTACGTCCTGATCCGTGACACGGCGAAGTTCTCGCGGGATGCCCTCGAGGCCGGCGACGAGTACGAGCTGTACCAGGTCGTCACCGACAACCCGCAGCGTCCGTCGAGTCGTGAGGGCTACCAGAAGCGTCTGGTGCCGCTGGCGATCCGCAACGCATGGCAGGGCGTCATCGGCGCAGCTGCCTGACAAGACCGGCGTGGCGGAGGACTCCTGACGGGGTCCTTTTTCTATGCCTGCGGGCGGGGTTGAGCGTTTCCTGTGCGCTCCCCCGCCCGCCCCTTCGGGGGCACCCCACAGGACACAGGAACAGGAACAGGAGATCGACGTGACCGAGAACTTTGGTAGCACCCCCGAGGACTTCAACCTCGACGACTGGCTGGATCAGGGATCGCGCCCGCAGGCGACCGTGAAGGTGTACCGCGACTGGTCCCTCATGGGCGAGCTCGTGCGCATCGAGGAGCAGATCGCCGCTGCCGATCAGGAGCAGGATCCGTCGATGGATGCTGTCTCCGGCGAGGAACTGCGCGAGCAGTACCAGGCCGTGCTCGACAAGCTGGCCGAGTCCGCGATCGAGGTGACGCTGCAGGCTCTCACGAACGAGGAAGTTCGCGACGTCGCTGCCGGCGTACCCGAGATCGAGCAGAAGTTCACCGACCAGAACGGCAAGGACCAGGTCCGCATGAAGCCGGACCAGGTCGCCGTCGGTGACGCACTGGTGGCAGAGGCGAGCGTGTCGCCGAAGCTGACCCGTGGCCAGGTGACGAAGATGCGGCAGAAGCTCGGCGACGGGCCGACGCTGGCGCTGTACCAGACCGCGACCGAGCTCCGCTCGGCCGGAAAGGTGCTGCCCGAGATCCCTTTCTCGCCCGTGTCCTCCGACGATACCGAGGCGTAAGGGACGCCCAGGACGTCGCCCGGGAGTGGGGCACGACGCTGTCCCACTTCCTGGGTGGCGCTCCTGGCTGGACTGACGTGGACCGGCTGCTGGCGATGGCCCGGAAGGCGCATGACGCTGATCTGTGCCCGTCGGGCGCCGGCCCTGTCCACTACCGCGACGAGTGCAACGAGGACTCTCCCACCTTCACGGACCCGGAGCCGGAGCCCGTCGAGTCGACGTGCGCGTGGCTGGTCGCGGTCGAGGAGTACACCGAGGAGAACAGCAAGGACGGGCACGTGCGCGAGCGCGGCCTACTCCTCGGGTGGCGAGACGGGAACGCTCAGCCGAGCAAGTCGGCGGGAGAGCCGTCCTCGGCCTCGTAGCCGTTCCACCCGCAGAGGATTGTGGTCTGGCCAGCGTTGTCCGGGCCCCATCCCTGGGTATTGACGGGCGACTGCATGAAGCCGTTGTCGGCCTGCGTGCCGTACCAGGCGACGTCATCGGCGGTGTCCCGCAGTTCGTTCTCGTCGTCGAGTGCTCCGGTCCAAAGCTCGCACATCTTGTGCCCCATGGCGTCGCTGTCTGCGAGCACTGCGTTCTCGGGGGTGTCGGGGTCGATCGTGCGCGGCACTGCGGCTACCTCGGTTTCGACCGCAGCGGGTGCCCCTGCTGGCTCTTGATCTTCAGTCTGCCCGCTGGCGCATCCGGCGAGGGCAACAACGGCGCACGCCGCGACCAACGCGAAACGTTGAGTGCTCATTCTTCACCAATTCCATAGGGGGCATCCGTGGCCGGAAACCGCAGCATCACAGTCACTCTCCGGGCGAATGTCACGGATTTCAAGAACCAGTTCGACGCGGCAACGAAGGCCGCGGAGCAGACCACGAAGGCCACCGAAGACACTGCGAAGCGGGCAGATACTGCGATGGGCCGCATGGTCCAGTCTGCTCAGAATAACCGACAGGCGTGGGATACGGCTGGGGCGACGCTGACTGGCTTCGGCGCTGCGGCACTGGGCGGGCTTGGTCTCGCGACGAAGGCCGCGATGGACTGGGAGTCCTCGTGGGCTGGCGTCACGAAGACCGTCGACGGGTCCGCGCAGGAGATGGCGGCACTCGAGAACGGCCTGCGGAACATGGCCCGCGAACTCCCCGCATCGCATGCGGAGATCGCGGCGGTCGCTGAGGCCGCGGGGCAGCTCGGTATCGCAACGCCGAACGTCCTGAGCTTCACGCGCACCATGATCGACATGGGTGAGGCGACGAACCTCTCCGCCGAGGAAGCCGCGACCAGCCTGGCGCGGTTCATGAACGTGATGGGCACATCGCAGGGCGACGTCGGCAGGCTCGGCGCCTCTGTCGTCGGGCTCGGCAACAACTTCGCCACGACGGAGTCCGAGATCGTCGCGATGTCGCAGCGTCTCTCCGGTGCCGGCGCGCAGGCGGGCCTCACCGAGGGCGACGTCATGGGTATGGCCGCAGCGATGTCCTCGGTGGGCATCGAGGCGGAGGCCGGCGGCTCGGCGATGTCGCAGACCATGAAGCGTATCGGCAAGGCCGTCGATGAGGGCGGCGCGTCGCTCGACCTGTTCGCGCAGGTGTCCGGCATGACTGCCGAGCAGTTCGCGACGGCATGGAACGACAACCCCGCGATGGCGCTGGATGGGTTCATCACCGGCCTGTCTGGTGTCGAAGAGCAGGGAATGACGACGAACGGCGTACTTGCGGAGCTCGGGATCACCGGCATCCGCGAGTCGGACTCCCTGCTGCGCCTTTCGGCTGCGGCGGGCCAGGGCGCTGACGGCATGTCGCTCCTCGCTGGGGCCGTCCAGATGGGCAACGACGAATTCGACAAGGGCACGGCCCTGATCGAGGAAGCGGCCCAGCGGTACGAGACCGCCGAGTCCAAGATCGCGATGGCGAAGAACGCCCTCGTGGACATGGGGATCAGCATCGGCGCCTCAGTGCTTCCGATGGTGGCGGACCTGGCGTCGGGGGCCGGCGATCTTGCGGGATGGTTCGCAGATCTGCCCGGGCCTGTGCTCGCAGTCGGTGGCGCTCTCACTGGCGTCGCTGGTGCGGCGTCGCTCGGTGCGGGATCCTTCCTGCTTCTGTTCCCGCGCGTCATGGACACGGTTGCCGCATTCAGGGACCTACGCGACATCTCTCCAAAGATGGCAGGCGCGCTGGGCAGCGTCGGCAAGGCCGCTGGCATTGCTGGCGTTGCCCTCGTCGGCATCGGTGTCGTCGACGGGATCCGTCGATCGTTCATCGAGGCCGGCATCGGCGGCGACGAGTTCGTCTCGTCGCTGATCAACCTGGCCGAGACTGCCGACATCACCCGCGAGTCGTTCGACAAGCTGTACGCGGAAACGCTGCCTTCGAGCTTCGAGGTCGTGAACGACTTTGGCTCGGCGATCCGGGAGCTTGACGCAGACGGGTTCACGAAGTTCGCTGACGAGCTGTTCACGGGATTCGGTCTCCTGGGCAACTCTGTGCGCGATGACCTGCTCGTCACGATGGAGAAGGTCGACCAAGGACTCACGAGCTTCGCGCAGGCCGGCGCGCTGAACCAGATGTCCGAGCAGTTCAATGCTGCCGCGGAGTCCGCTGCGGAGTACGGGTACACGGCCACGGACGTCCTCGACGTCCTGCCTGGGTTCCGTACCGCGCTGACCGACATCGCCACTGCTGCGGGCCTCGCGGACGACGACGCAACGCTCCTCAAGATCGCGACCGGCGAACTGACGCCCGTGATCGAGGAGGCGGGCGACGCCGCAGTGGGGCTCGGAGAGGGTATCGACGGAGCAGCGAGTGCAGCCGAGGAAGCCACGGCCGCGACGGAGGATTACTACAAGTCCCTGCGTGACCTGTCGAATGAGTTCATCACTGCCGAGCGTGCCGCGATGGACTACAAGGAGTCTCTCAAGGAGGCAGGCAAGGCCGTCGACGAGAACGGCAAGCACTGGGAGGACGGCACTAAGGCGGCTGACGCCAACAAGACCGCGCTGCTCGACCTGGCGGACCAGGCTCTCGCCACGGCGGATTCTCTCGCCGCAGAGGGCAAGTCGGGGACGTTCCTCGAGAAGGCCCGCGAGGACCTGATCGACGTCGCGACGGAGATGACGGGCAGCAAGGAGATTGCTGAGGAGTACGT